TTACAAGCCTGCTGGCACTTCCGGCACCTTCAAGGCTGCTGACGTTACTAACGCCAGTAACAGCATCAATGTTGGAACCTTCCTGAACTTCAAGGTAGACGACAAAGTTTCGTTCACCGCTGGCGGTGGCACCCTGCCTGCTGGTCTTAGCGAAGGCACAGCTGTTTTCATTCGCACCTACACCGCTTCTACTGGTGCAGCCACTTTTGCTGCAACTGCCGGGGGTAGTGAGCTGTCAATCACTGATGACGGCACTGACGGCACCAGCGATTTCACGATCAAGTACACCGATTTTCAGTCGGTGGCAAACGTTCGTTCTTGGTCCTTTGAGGTGACTCGGGAAGAGATCGACACCACCAGCATTGGTGGAACGCTTGGTCAAACCGCTCCGTTCCGTACTTTCATTTCTGGCTTTGCCGATGGTTCCGGTTCTGCTGAGGTGTATTTCACCGACGACGACACCACCATTGCTAGCCGTCTGATTGAAGACGTGACCCAGCGCAAACAAGCTGGCGCAACCTTCAAGCTGTATATGGACGCAGTCCTGTCATCTGGTACGCCCAATGACACAACCAGCCGGTCGATTGAGCTTGAGGCTGTGCTGACTTCAGCTAGCTTCTCCGTTACCCCGGATGACGCTCAAACTGTGTCAGTTAGCTTCCGTCCGACGACTGCTCCTACGTTCGACTTCAGCAAGACCTGATCAACGAATAGCGAAGAAGCTCTCGGCATTTGTCGGGGGCTTTTTTAGTGCTAATGTAGTAGCACAATCAAATGGATATTCATGGCACTCCGCGCCATTGATCGCCTCAAAAAAGCAGCAAATCTGGAGCCAGTCAAAAAGACAGTTGAGTTGTCAGACGGCACTGAGTTTGAGATGTGGGTTGCGCCATTGACGATGGCTGAGCGTGAGCGTGCTCAAAAGCGTGCTGGATCGGATGATGCCAATGCGTTTGCGCTCCAGTTGCTGATTGCAAAGGCTCAGGATGAGATGGGCAAAGCTCTGTTTCTTGCTGGTGAGATCGACGTTCTTAAGAACGAAGTGAAGGACAAAGACCTTCAGTCGTTGATGCTGGCGATTCTGACCGACGAGGAAGAAGAGGCTATTGACCCAAAATCCTGAGCGCTGAGCTTCGGAAAGATAACTGGCTCATGCTGCAGTTTGGCGTTGCCAAAGAGTTAGGCATGGGCTTGTCGGAGCTTAGGGCGACGATGACAGCAGAGGAAATCATCGGCTGGAGCGCGTATTTTCAGGTAATCAACGAAGACCAAGAGGCAGAGATGCGTAAAGCGCGTAGGCGGCGGTAGACTGCACTTAGTTTTCGCGGTCGATCGTGGCTTATCAGAGCGAGATCGAGCTTCGCGTAAAGGTACTTGATAAAGAGCTAAAGGATTTAGAGCGTCAAATAGACAAAGTTCAGTCTAGGGCTAAAGCTGTAAACCCATTTGCTGCGTCTGGAGCTAGCAAGGAAAACAAGAAAGCACTTGATCTTCAGCAAAGGCTGATGGCCGCTGAAAAAGCAAGGCTAAGTGTTGATAAAAACCGTTTGCAGCTAAACCTAGACCTAAATCAACAGCGTATAAAGTCTATAAACCTAAATACGTCTTGGTATAAGGCTCTTCAAACAGGCAAGCAGATTCAGCTTGATATTAATAAGGCAGTTGCAAAAGAAGTGGCATTACGCAAAAAAGCCACTGCCAAGAGAAGAGCTAGGCGTGGAGAAGATTTGGCTCTTGGCGTTGGTTTTCCTTTGCTGTTTGGCGGTGGACCAGGAGCAGTTATTGGTGGAGCGGCGGGAGCGCTTGCTGGTGGTGGAAAAGGTGGATTTGGGCTGCAAATTTTAGGCAGTGCAATTGGCCAGCAAGTTGATGCGTTTGTTCAAGCAGCATCTCAAGCAGGCGTAGCGCTGACATCAACCGGGGGAGCGCTTGATTTTGTGCGTGAAAAGTCGTTATTTAGCAAAGAAGCCAATAGAGAGCTTGCTGCACAACTAGAAGAACAGGGCGATGCTGCAGGGCTTGCAAAACTGCTTTCCGAAGAGCTGTCACTCGCTATTGGAAACGAAGGCGTTAGATCGTTGCAAGCTTTAGGTGATGAAACGAAGGAAACTACAAGGCTGTGGGGTTTATTGACGACTCAGTTGTTCTCCTTAATTTCTGGCCCTTTAACCAAGTTTCTGGAGATCGTAAATAATGTTCTCGGGGGTGTAACAACAGAGCAGCAATTTAGAGCACGTAAAGAAGATCTTGGTGCGGAGGGCGGAGCTGCGCTGGAGGCACGAGTTGCAGAGTTAATGACTGGCGACACCTCGCGTCTTAGCAAAACTCAACTTGAAAGAGGCAAGGGAAGAGGCATTGGAGCGTTGAGTCGGCAAGCGGCGATGAAGCAAGCGCTAGGCGAAGAGCAGTTCCAAGTTGCTGCCACTCCGCTTCCTATCACAGATGAAGATCGGAGACGGTTTGAGAAAACAGGCAAGCAAGGCAGAAGAAGTCGTATTCCCGATCTTAACGCTGAGATTGGCTTACAAGAGCGTCTTCTGACGCTCAACAACCAAATTGCTCAAGCGAAGCGTGACGAAAACCCGGTAAGGGAAGCTGCGCTGCAGATGGAAATTGCGCTAGAAAAACAGGCCGCAAAAATTCAAAAAATTGACGCTAAACGAATCCCAGAAGCTGAAAAAATACTTGAAAAGCAGCTGCTTGAGCTAGAAACAGATCAGGAAATTTTAAATATACAAAACAGATTAAAAGATATTAGGGCATCTGAAGCGGAAAAAGCAAAAAACACTATCGATGGGCTCTTGGCGGAACAAGCTCTTCTGCAAGCAACTCTTGATGGCAAAAAAGAAGAAGTTGAGCTTGAGCAACGTGTTAGCGAGATTTTGAAAGAAAATCCAACGTTGACTGAAAAGGAAGTAAAAGAGATTTTAGAAGGAAACGCAGCCTTAAGAGAAAAAATAAGGTTGCAAGAGCAATCAGAAGCGCTCTACGAGAGAATCACAAAGACCATTGAGGATGGTCTGGTTGATGGGATTATGTCTGCTGTTGAAGGCACTAAGTCTTTGTCAGAGTCTTTGTCCGGCGTTTTAAGGCAACTTGCTCGTATGTTCTTGAGTCAAGGAATCGGTTCGTTTAGCAAGGACGGCAAAGGGGGTTCAGGCTTGCTTGGCCTGCTGCCATTTGCTGATGGCGGTCGTCCGCCAGTTGGTCGCCCATCAATCGTTGGAGAACGCGGTCCAGAACTATTCGTGCCCCGATCTTCCGGAACGATTATTCCTAATCATGCCTTGGGTGGCAGCGCTACCGTAAACGTGGCTGTCAATGCTTCTGGATCGTCTGTTGAAGGCAATGCTGATGAAGCCGCACAACTCGGCAAAGCCATCGGCGTTGCAGTACAACAAGAATTGATCAAGCAGAAACGCCCTGGAGGATTGCTTGCTAGCTAATGGCTGACTTCCCTGATTTTGATCCCGCACCGGGTCTAACCAAGTCGAGCGCACCAGTTACTAGGACGGTGCGCTTCGGAGACGGATTTGAAAAACGCCTGAGTTACGGTTTAAATCAAAATCCTAAGATTTTTAACCTGACGTTCAATGTTTCAGAGGCCGAATCGGACACGATCGAAGCCTTTTTAGATGCACGCGCTGCCGACTCAGACAACTTCACTTACACGCCACCTGGCGAGTCAAGCGCTTTGAAGTTTGTCTGCGAGGAGTGGAGCAAATCGATTCCATTTCATGATCGTGCGGTGATTCAAGCAACGTTCCGTCAAGTTTTTGAACCGTAATGGCAGTTGCATCTTGGACCGCTAGTACCGCATTTTCTGTTGGTGACATCCGTCGTCCCAGTACGGATCAAGGCACCGGCCTGTTTTTTCGCTGTACGACTGCTGGCACATCAGCCAGCTCTGAGCCTTCATGGCCGAATCAAGTTAGCGACACCGTTACGGATGGAACGTGTGTTTGGACTGCGATTTCTTCAACGTATGGCGATCTTGCGATCTCCAATCCAAGCGCAATCATTGAGTTGTTTCAGTTGCGACTTGATTCAGCGTTGCATGGCAGCAACGATATTTACTACTTCCACGCAGGTGTAAACGAATTTCCTAGTGGCAATGTTGTGTTTGATTCGCAGGTATATTCTCGTGTTCCGCTCAAAGCTGATGGATTTGAGTACAGCAACACCGGGACGCTGCCTCGACCAACGCTGACCATAAGCAACTTAAGCAGCACCATGACGGCGTTGCTATTACTGGTCAACGCAACAACCGCAGGTAATGATCTTGGTGGAGCGGAGGTTAGGCGCATCCGCACGCTTGCCAAGTATTTGGACAGTGACAACTTTGGTTTTACTGGGTCTGGAGTCACGCAGGCCAGCGATCCTTTGGTCACGCAAGACGGTGACGGGTTTGATTTCAACATTGTTAATATCAACGCAACGGCTGATCCAAACGCTCGGTTCCCCGATGAACGTTGGTTCGTAGACCGTAAAGCCAGCGAAACACGGGACAGCGTAACGTTTGAGCTGGCAAGCAAGTTTGACTTAGCTGGCCAAAAAATTCCTCGTCGCCAAATCATTGCCAACATCTGCCAGTGGAAGTACCGCAGCAGTGAATGCAGCTACACCGGCACTGATTATTACGACGTGAACGGCAATGAGGTCAGCACTGAAGCGCAAGATGTTTGCGGCAAGCGGGTTGCTAGCTGCAAGCTGCGGTTTGGTGAAAATGCTGAACTACCGTTTGGATCATTCCCTGGAGCGGGTCTGACCAAGTGATGCGTCTGTCGCCAGCCATGAAGGCTGAGATTCTGCAGCACGCTAAGGCTGAAACACCACGCGAGTGTTGCGGTTTGATTGCTGTCGTCAAAGGGCGGCGCCAGTACTTTCCGTGCCAGAACATTGCTGAAACACCAGACGAGCACTTTGTTCTCAGCGGCTGGGACGTTGTAGAAGATCAGGGCGAGGTGATCGCTATTGTTCACAGCCACCCCAAAACCAACCCTGAGCCATCAACGGCTGACCGCGTGGCGTGTGAAAAGTCAGAGTTGCCGTGGTTTATCGTCAACCCAAACACTGAAGGCTGGGGCTACTGTGAGCCTGCTGGCTTTGAATTGCCGTATGTGGGGCGTGAGTTCGTGTTCGGCGTGGTGGACTGCTACACGCTTGTGCGCGACTGGTACGCAAGGGAGTACGGCATCCAGTTGCGGGATTATGACCGCCGGGACAAGTTCTGGGATCGTGGGGAAAACTTGTATATGGACAACTTTGCTGCGGAGGGGTTTAGCAAGATTCCGCTTGAGGAGGTGCAGCGCGGTGATTTGATTTTGATGAATCTGGTTTCACCGTTGCCGAATCATGCAGC